CAAAGGAATACAAAATCTTAGAAGCTCCATTAAGTACAAGATATTGTCCAGATCATGCTGGCGCTCAGATTTCTCGTATTGGTGAACATTTATGGCAGTGTGAACTAGATAAGAAATCATATAATTTTGAAACTGGTTTTGAGTTAAATAATGGAACCAAAGTTCCAGGTGGCGATGTTTCACAGCAAACTCAAAGCATTGGTATCCCTCAACAATCAATTTTTGACACCAGAGAAGGTCGTCTTGGCGGAAATAGCTAATTATGAAAAACACTAATGAACTTATAAAGTTCGCACAGCAGTTTGAAGAAGAGCATACGACCAAAAATAAAGGCTTTGATGAGCGCATTTGGGGAAATTATAACGAAGACTTCAGCGAGAGAATCGTTAGAGGTTTATATGGTATCTCTGGAGCAACTCAAATATTGAAAGATATGTCAAGAAGACTTTCTGGAGATGCATTGCAAGTTGCCCAAACTAAAATTGAAGAGTTAAATAAGTTAAGTACATTATTACATCAACATAAACATGACATCTCTAATGGAATTAAGCCGGCAGTAGAAGGAAACGCTCCTGAAGAGTTGGTTCTTAATGAAAATGAAAAGTTTGATATTTTAGGTAAAAAATATGACTCCTAATAAAGATATACTTATTAAGTTATTTAAAATAGCTGAGAATCAACAAAAGATTTTAAAGAAACTAGCACAGTTTGGCGCTGGTGGTTGGACACGTCAAGATGCCGAAACCAAAGGCAATAATGATCCTCCTAATTTTGAGCAAAAAGTTCAGGAATTACAGAATCTTATTTATCAAAAAGTGCGCGAAGAGGGTGTAAATTTTGATCGTTCTTTTTTAAGACCTATATTTGCCATGGGAGATCGAGACAAACTTGCCTGGGATTTTAAAGGTAATGAATTTAAAGGCTGGTCTATTTTCGCTATTAAAAAGTTAATTTGGAGATTAAGAAATCCAAATGCAAAGCAGCCAGAATCAGTAAGTACAGTTATGGAATCAGGATTATAAAAATATAGGGGATGCAATGAGCGACAAAGAAATACTACAAAAACTATTCAAAATAGCACAAAATCAACAGAAAATATTAACCAAATTAGCTCAAAATTCTAATACTTGGTCAGCAGAAGATGCAAAATCATCAGACAATGATGAGCCATCCAATTTTTGGGGCAAGCTTGCTTTTGTTGTAGATTTAGTAGAAGATGTTGAAAGTAGAGGAAAATCGGGTGGAAATGTTATTTTAGAACAAATTCGCAGATTAGCCGATGGTGATGAAGAAATGTGGTCTAGATTTGGAAAAACATTTCACGGATGGTCTGTCAATGCAATCAAAAAACTTTTGAAAGAACTTCAAGTGCAGGTACAAGTCACTCCAAGTGAACCTGAAATTATTGAACCTCATAATGATGAACATTGTGAAATTTGTGAAAATAGCAAAGGATCAGAATTAAGGTCACATTATCAAAAGCATAAGATACATGGATATAAGTAATTTTAATTAAACAATTAAATCTTCATTAGCCTGCCTTAGTGCAGGCTAATTTTTTAGCATCTAATGTAGGTCTTTATGAATAAAACGTCATTGAAAAAAATAATTGAGCATCCAGACAAGGATGAAATCATATCAAAATCAGTCATTGGAGTGTCTCCTAAAGACATTCATGATTGGCTTGAGGAAAAATATTCAAATGTTAGTGAAGCTAAATTTGTTATTGCAGAAAAATCTATTAAATCATTTCAAGAGAATTATCTTGATTTATATTCTTTAATAAAAGAAGATATTGGCAAAACAGAAAAAGCTTTAGCAACTTCAACAGAAGATCAATTAGAATTATCTATTCAGCAAAATCCAACTTATAGAAGTAAGATGATGGAATTAGCTAGTGAAAAAATTGATATTCGTCAGATTATGGCACATCTTGTTGCAAGCTTAGAAACGCGTTATGCTCAAATATTTGACGAAATACAATGTGACCCACGCAACATAAACACGCGTGTAGAGCGCATGTTAAAAGAGTATGGTGAGCTATTAGGAAATTTGTTAGACAAATATTATAAATTCACTGAGCAGCAGCCTGACCAGATAATACAGCACAACGTAAACGTACAAATGACAGACCAATATATTGGTGTATTTCACGATGTAATTAAGAAGGTATTATCAAAGATGGATATAGAGTCTTCACTATACTTTATGGAAGTATATAATGAAGAAATCGAAAAAGTTAAAATGCCATCTACAGAAAAAGAAACCTCTCCTGAATTGAGATTGGCAGAGGCAAAGATTCTTAGTGAAACTATTAATACTAAGATAAATGAGTAATTCCATGACAAATAATAACAATAAAACCGCCTATCCAAATAATGAAGATCAGTACATGCATATTCCAGGGCAGAGAAACACTGATAAATGGATAAATGCTGTTAAGGAAATATTATTTAAAGAGAATAACGGATTGGATAATAAAACCGCTATTTCACAAGTAACATCTGGTTGGGGCGAGGTTGAAGTTTATGATTTTATCAATTGGTTTAAATATTATAAGGAAGGGGCTCACTTGAAATATAAATATGCGCAATCGCAATTTTATTATGGCGATCTAAATAACGGCTATATGATCCCAGTAAAGAAAGAGCAGAATCAAGAGTCGCCTCCAGCAGATGTAGATTTTTCTAAAGACATGACTAGTGACTCTGAGAAAAAACATCTTATTGAAAAACAACGCAATAAGATTATTGGCAGACTTGATTCTGTAGAAAAGTTATTAAGAACTGATCATGGACATATGTTCTCTGGAAAAGAATTTGAATCATTATTAGAAGCAATTTATGATTTGAAAAAACGTATTCAAATGATAAATAAGAAAACTACATCATCAAAATCATATGATGATTTAATTGTTAGACAAGCCAACATTCTAAATAAAAATGGATTTGTTAAAGCTGCAAGTTATTTATCTTCAATTGCTGAGGAAAAAGAAGCGCCATTATCATCTGCGCCAGAAACGGCAACTCCAGGTGTAAACTTGAATAAGAAGACAGATAAGTCTCCAGTCCCAGCATCTCCAGCACCACCAGCACAAGGAAGTGGGTCTGCAAGTGGTGATCCAACATCTGTTCCTGGTGCAGCTAATAGTGCAGAGAATACTCCTAATAATTCTCCTAATCCAGCTAAGACTAATACTCCACCAGTAGCTGTAACAGCTCCAGCAATTCCAAAAGAACCATTAACAGGTATTCCTGGGTTTATGGAAAAGTTAAGAACTGGACCTGGTTCAAATCAAGCAGATGATTGTAATGATGTTCTTGAAGTTCAAGATGATGAACAAATCTTAACTGTAGAGGCTCAAGCATTGCCTGATGCGCCTCTACCTCCAGCCGCACCAGAACCACCATTAACTACTGTTGATGCTCCGCCAGCTCCAATGCCAGCAAAATTACCAAAGCCACCAGAGAATAAATTAGAAGTTTCTGAAGATGATATCAAAAAAGATAATACAGATGGAGTTAAAAGTGAATTTGATTCCAAAATTGATATTGCTTTTGCCAATTTAAAAGTTGATGATGTTGTTGCTAAATTAGAAGATCTAGCAAAAGTATTCAAGACAAGAGAAATTCCAAGACAATTGGCTATCGTAGATATGATGCTTGATCAATTGGGATTTGCGTCATTCTTCCCATCATTATCTGAAGCTACAAATAAATCACTAGAATCAAATAATTATATTTCAACTCGTGTTGAAGATATTATATCTAAATTACGTGGAGCTATGGTAACACATGATATTGATTTAAATGGAAATGAAGTAGAGCAAAATCCAGAAGTTTCAGCAATAAAAAATAAACTTCAATCAGATACTGAAAAAGAAAAAGCTCGTAAAGAAATGAGAAAAGAGCAGGAAAATCAAGATTTAGAAGCAAAAACAAAGCCAACTCCAGATATTGAAGTTGAAGAAGAATTAGCTCCTTCTGCACCACCACCAGCAGCTCCAAAAGCTCCAGCGTCTCCTGCTCCAGTAATATAAGGAACAAATGAAGCTTAGTGAACTGTTAGACAATATATTAAAAGTTCAAGAGGAAATTGGTTCATCTAAGCCATATATATGTGGAGGTGTGCCTCGTGATAGATATCTTCATAGATCAGATAAAATATCTGATTTAGATATTACTACAGGCGATAAATCTATAGATTATTTATCCCAAGAAGTTGCAGAAAAACTTAAAAATGATTTCAATGTAACATCTAAAACAATGGAAGATGGTCATAGTTCTATTTATATGGGTAATTTAAAAGTAGATTTTTCTTCAAACTTTATATTACCAGGAATTGACGGTATTCTTCAAAAGATGAATATTAAAAATCCATCAGATATGAAGAAAGAGATATTTAGCAGAGATTTTACATGTAATGCTTTATTGCTAGATTTTAACTTAAAGAATGTATATGATCCAACTAAAAGAGGATTTGCGGATTTAAAACAGAAAAAAATAAAGACATGTCTTGATCCAAAAATAACTTTAACTGCCAATAGAAATAGAGTAGTTAGAGCAATATATTTAGCTGCAAAACTTGATTTTGATATTGATAAATCAATAATTGATTATGTAAAAAGTAATCCAGATAGTATTAAGATCTCAACGCCAAAATCATTATCAGAAAAACTAAATGCTGCTTTTGAAGAAGATGCTGATAAATCTAGTTATTTATTAACTCAAATGAATTTATGGAATTACGTACCAATTACAAAGATAATGCAGCCATATTATTCTAAACACGTAAAGGGAAAGCCAAATGTCTCAAAATAAATTAAGCTATTTTCAAGGTGGTGAAAAATCACATGAAGAAGCAAAAAAGAAAAGACCATATAAAGCTGAACCTGCTTTAGTTATGCAAACTAGATTTGAAGAACCTCTTTATCGTAATTATGATGTATATGAGACCGAAGGTGTTGATGGTAAAGCAAAACATGGACCAGGCGCTGGATATCATAGCATGCAAGATTATAAGAGCGTTGGTGATTTCTTAAAAGATAGAAGAAATAAATTAAAGGGCAAATATAAAGCTAATGATTCTTGGAAACAAGATGATGGATCTATAACTAAAAAGAAAGCAAGATTGGAATGTCTTAAAGCTATTATTAAAGTTGCAAACACAGATGTTAATAATGGTCCAAATTTTGATTATGGAAAAGGCTTATATTCTAATATGGACAAATATAAAAGCGTAAGTGATTTTGAAGATCATGCTGATAAAGGTCATGGTGCAATAATGTCAAAAGATGTTAATAATATTGATTTTCCAATTGATGATCAAATTAATTCATCACCAATTTCAGAAGAAGCTGGGACGGTTTCGCAATCAAATTTAACTGGCGGCTTATTAGATGAATATCTTCCAGAAGATGACAATGAAGATAAGAAGCCAACAGAATTAGATTTTTCGCATCCTACTGCTGAGGGAGTTAGAACACTTACTAATGATAAGGATGATCATATTCATTCATTATTAGAAAAATATTTAGCTTTAGGAGATCAACCATTATATGGTTTTTCAGATGGGCTACCTGAAAAAGAAGAATTGAAGGACAAAATAGATAGTCCAGCTGGAAAAACAGAGTCTGGAACAGATATTTATACAAAGACATGGTTTTAACAACGACTATTATTACATATAAATGTATATAAGGCATAAAAATATAGCAAGCTTTAGGGGTATCAATGTTTGAGACAATAGCACAATTAACTGTCGAAGAACCACAAAATTTACAGAATGGGGCTATTCAATTAATCCCAATTTCTAGTCCAGTGGAAATGGAAAATGTTCATTTTCCAGCACCATCTCATGGTGAAGGACCTGAAGGTATATCTTTTGAAGTTCAAGATCAAGCTCCACATGGTGGCGAAGAAGATCCTTTAACTGTACATGTTAATCTTATTGAAGAGATTAATGTTGAGGATGGATCTTTACTTGGTGCTCCAGGATTTGATCCTCATAAAGCAAAACAAGAAGAAGAGGCTATTTCTGTAACAGAAGAAGACTTCAAAAATAAAGAAGAAAAAGACGAAAAAGATGCCGATGATAATGAGGCTCGTAAAGGAAAAAAGAGCGAAAAATGGGATTGGGAAGCAAAGGGTGCTACTGGCTTCTTATCTTGGATTAAAGAAAGAATAAATACCGTACCAAAGCATTCTGGATACGATACTGCCGGATTAGAACGTGCAGTTTCTTATTTGGAAAGATTAGATTCTGAAATATCTAAAGCCATGAGATTAGATCTTGAAGGTGAATTAGATGCAGATCAAATTGAACATGTTAGATCTCAACTTGAAAAGGGATTAGATATGCTTTTTGATAGAATTGATAAAGTAAAAGCGTCCAAGAAAAAGGCTAAAAAAGGAAAGAAAAAAGCAGATGACCAATCATCATCACTTGTAAAAGAGGCTCAGAAAATTACAGGAGTTCAAGGAATATATGTAACAGTTCCTCTTCTTATTTCTAGAGTTGCAAGAGTATGTATTAATGGAATGGTATCTGCTGGTCATGATATCGAAGATTTATATGCAAGACAAGTAAAGAAATATAAATTAACTGATCGCGAACAAGCCGAAACAATGCAGCTATTAGCTGATATGGGATATGCGCTTCGTCAAGATAGAGGATTCATGCCAGAAGATGATCTTGAAGTTGAAGATGGTATGGATTGGAATCAGAATTTCAAGGGATAAAAATGTCGAAATATATTAGGCACCAATCAGTTATTTCTAGACATGCTGACGAATCAATTGATGAAAATCATTGGTTAAAGCAGTTTCAAAATAAATTGCAAAAAGAAGCAGTTCAACCAAAGCAAGTTGATAGATCTTTATTTGATCAAATAACTAGCATTATGAATGGTAAATCAAAATACACATCCGTTGAGGCGGCTGTAGATGATATGAAAAATAGAAGTGGATTGACTGCTTATTTAGACAAAGTTAAAGTGTCTGAATCAATAGATGATAATGTTACAAAAGTAGCTGAAGTTAACAGCTATGATGATAATAATGCAAAAGATAAAACGCCAATAGTCATTCAAAAAAAACCTATCATAGCAAATACGATAGAAAACATTATTAGGGATTCTAAAGGCAATCTTCCTGTTATTGCAATAATTGAGAAAGTAAAATCTATTCATCATAATGATGTATCTGATGATATGGCATGGGATGATGATAATTTAATCATGCATATTAGTGGTCTTAATTTAAAAGCAAAGCAAGATAACGCTCAGAACAATGATAATCATAACTTGGGTAAAGCGGATATTAATAATCAATCTGACATTGACCCATCAAATGATGATGCATTTTTTGCCTTGAAGCCCAACACCAAGTAAGGGGTTCGCGTGGCAGTTCAAAATCCGTCAGCAAGTGCTGATAAAGACCTATTCAATAAATTAAAACAACAATTACTTATGCTTGATCCAGTCAGCTTCGCAGAGAAGTATCTGACATTGGATGGAAAGCCATTTCGTTTGCATAAAAATGGATATAAACCATTTGCAGATATTTATAGATATATTGGAATTAAAGCATTAGAGCCAGAAGCAAGACCAGTCATAATAGTTAAAGGACGTCAGGTAGGAGCCACAACAATGGCAAGCGTCCTTGAAATGTATTTTCTGTGTTCTGGTTTATTTGGAATTGGTGAGAAACCGCCAATTAGAATTATTCATACTTTCCCACAACTAGAATTAGCCGCAGCTTATTCAAAAACAAAATTAAGCCAGATGATTAACTCTGCTGTTCAAATAACAGTAGAAGGTGAGAAAAAAGGTCTTAAACCAAAGTCTTATATTCAAAACCTATTAGATCAATCAACTGCAACTAATGACTCATTACATTTCAAACAGTTTATTGGTGGAAACCATTTATGGATTGAATCAACTGGTTTAGATGCTGACAGAATCATGGGTCGTACTGCTGATGGTATTTTCTTTGACGAAGTTCAGAAAACATCTGACCAAGCAATCGGAAATGCATTAAAAATTCTAACCACTGCTAAATATGGAAATAAAGGAATTCAAGTTTTCTTTGGAACTCCTCGTAAAAAGGGTTCTGGATTTTTTAAGAGATGGCAAACTTCAAGTCAACAATATTATTATTTAGGTTGTGAGAAATGTGAAAAACATTTTCCACTTTATACTCCAGGTTCTGATGAATGGGAGAAAATTTGGATACATGGATTTATAGTTAAGTGTACTCACTGTGGTCATGAGCAAAATAAACTTGAAGCCGCAGAAAGAGGCAAATGGGTTGCATTAAATCCAGATGCTGAATCTGAGGATAATGGAATGATTGGATTCCACATTAATCAATTATACATGCCTCTTTTCTCAAAAGAAGACATTATGAATGAAAAGCCTGGTAAACATCCAGTTAATACTGAAAGGGTTTATCAGAATGAAGTTCTTGGAGAATTTTTCCAAGGAGATTCAAGCCCGATCACTCCTGAAGAAATAGAAAAATTCTGTTCAGATAAAGGCAGAAGATTTAAAAATAGAATTGCTCCAGGCGAAGAACAGATGGTAGTGGTTGGAATAGACTATGGTGCTAGAGCAGATATTGAACAATTAGCAAATCCAGAACAAACTAAAAATATTGGACAATCATATAGTACAGCTGTTGTTTTGGCTGTTAAAGGACCTGGATTACTTTCAATTGAATTTGCTACTAAATTTAAAAGAAATGACATAGAAAGCAAAAAGGGAATTATAGATCAGATAATGAGACAATATGGTCCTAATCTTATAATTGGAGATATTGGTTATTCAAATGACTTTTCTGGATTAATGCATACTTCTTATGGAGATAAGTATTTAGTTTCTCGTGCTCATAATAAAGTAAATGGTCACGTTAAGTTTACAGCAGATGCTTTTCCTAAAGAAATAGTATTTGAAAGAGATTATTATATTGGCGAGTTATATGAACAGATGAAGCGCGGAATGATAAGATTTCCTTATGGAGATTATGAAAAAATTGCTTGGTTAGTAGAACATTGTGCTAGCATGGATATTAAACCATCTATCTCTAGAGGGGGAGACCCAAGTATACATTATGTAAAGGGTGGAACTCCAAATGACGGATTTATGGCATTATTAAATGCTTATATCGCATATAAGTTTTTAATAACTAAAGGATTTGCCAATAATAATCCAGCATTACAACAACAGGCTTTCAAAGATCAAAATAAACCACTTGTTACTACTGGATATATTAAAAGAAGAGTATAATATTTGGCTATTGATATATAATATGTGGGAGTTGGAGATAGTATGGTAAAAATGAGGCGATATGTCTATTAATAAGAAGTCTTCAAAAATATGGGTAGGACCATCCAACTCTGATCAATATTTATCTGGAAGATCAACTGTACCACAAGTTAGCTCACTTATGGCGCAAGGCGTTTCTCAATATAGAAGAGAGACTCTTGGTTCAGAAGTTGAAAATGGTTTGTTTAGAGATGGCTCTGGACCAACTGCAAAAGAAAATGGAATCACTACAAATTCCAATGTTACGTCTTCAATTGGATTAAATAAATTTGCCCAGGTAGTTAGCAGTAGCAATTATCGTGGAGGTAATGGAGATTCTGTAAAGCAGACTCCTGAAGTTTATTCCCCATTGTGGCTTAATAGTAATATGAATTTGCCCCGTGATAGGGCAACTATTAATGCTTGGTGTAGAAGCTTTTATGCTTTAAATCCATTTGTTCATAATGCTATTAATTTACATAGCACTTATCCAATAAGCAAATTAAATATAAAATGTCCAAATAAAGATATTGAAAAATTCTTCAATGATATGATTGAAGAAATTGATTTAATGAATGTTTGTGTTCAAATTGCACAAGAATTTTGGTTATTAGGAGAGTCTTTTATTTTCGCAGAGCTTGATGAAAGCAAAGGAAAATGGAGCCGCTTATTAATTCAGAATCCAGATTATATGGTTGTTAAGCGTACAGTCGCTGCAAATGAGCCAATGATCATGATGCGTCCCGATGAGAATTTAAAAAGAATTGTATTCTCAAATAAGCCAAGTGATATTGAGCAGAGAAAACAATTAAATCAACATATTATTGATTCTGTAAAACGTGGCGATAATATCCAATTAGATAATTTCCAAGTTTCTCATTTGGCTAGAAGAATTAGTCCTTACGAAATTAGAGGAACTGGCTTACCTGTTTGTATATTTAGACAATTAATGTTATTTGATAAATTGAGAGAATCAAAATATGCTCAAGCAGATAATATGATTAATCCATTAACTTTAGTTAAGATTGGTTCTGCAGATTTTAAACCAACATTTGCTGATCTTGAAGCTTGGAGAAGCGTATTTGAAGAAGCGCAATATGATAAGGATTTTAAGATATTCACACATGAAGGCGTCGCTGTCGAGCGTGTAGGATATGGTACTGGAATTTTTGATATTGGTAACGATATTACTCAAATTATAAAAGAAATCTATGTCGGCTTACAAGTACCATCAGCCTTAATGGATGGTGGCGCAGATACAACTTATGCTAATGCTGGTGTAGCTCTTGACGTATTACGTCAGAGATATATGCAATTTAGAAATATGCTATCTCAATGGTTAAAGAGAAAAATATTTGCCCCAATTTCTAAAATCCAAGGATTTTATGATTATTCTGGCGGAGAAAAACAATTAATTGTTCCAGATGTAGACTGGAATCATATGTCATTATTTGATGCTGGTGATTATGTAAATAGCTTAGTTACTTTGTCTCAAGGTGAAGGCGAAGCAAAGCGCGTATCATTACATACATTGTATCGTTCATTAGGATTAGAGTTTGAAGACGAATCTAGAAAGATGAGAAAAGAAGCAATTCAAGCAGCAATATCTGTTAAAGAAAAAGCCGCTCTTGCCGCTATGGATTTGAATTCATTAAGATCTATGGATGAAGAAGATGAAATTCCAGAACCAGATCCAAATGCTGCTGGTGGAGCTGGTGGACCACCAGGAATGCCAGGTGGACCAGGAGGGGCACCACCTCCAGGATTACCAGGATTAGATATGGGTCCACCTCCAGGTGGACCACCAGGTGGTGGAGCACCACCTCCAGGTGGACCACCACCAGGCGGAGCACCTCCTCCATAATTAACAATATTTAAAGTGTCTGATGACATTTATGTATAATCTTGTATTATTTCGGATTATATAGTAGAGGAATTGCTATGCAAAAAACTGCTCAAAAAAGAAATGTATTAGACTGGGTTAGTGAAAAAACAAATGTTGGCGGTACAATAGCTGAAAGCGCTCCATTTTTAAATCAACCTGGATTTAAAGAATTAATGGACAAGCTAAGAGATACTGATGACAAAGCCAGATCAATAGCATTAGGTGAAGCAGTTGGTACTGGTGATGAGCCAGAAGACACTATGTCTTTACAAGAAATGTTAAAGAAAGCTAAATCTATGTTAGCTCGTCGTGAGTACATGAAGTGCGTAGCATATCTTGGACGTTTTCATGATAAGGTTAAAGATGTATCAAATGCATTTAAAAACTTTACTCTTGACGTAAGGGGAATTCATCAAAAATTCTTAACAGAAGATTTGGATGAAGATACAGTAAAGCATATCTCTAATATTAAGTCAAGAATGGAAAAGAAAGAAGCATCTTACTTAAGAGACTCTTTAATAAAAGAAGCTAAGGGTGATAGAGATATGCGCCCGGACTTTTTCGTTAATTTATTTACTAATCGTGGTCAGGCTTTAGGAGCTTGGGAAAAAAGATATCCTAAGAAATCTAAAGAGCTTAGAAGAGCTACTGAGATAATGTTGAATCAATCTAATACTCTATTCGATAAATTGCTAAGACAATTTGATAAAATGTCTTCTGCTCGAAATAAGAGGATGATTGAAGATTACGTATCAGGCGCTCAATTAATATCTAATTTATTTACACCATATGATCTTTTATTTAAAGATTATTATACGAAAAATGTTAAAGAGTGGGCAGATATAATTGCAGCTCAACCACCACAAGTTGCTCCAAATCCAGAAGATAAAATTAGACCAGAACAAGTAGAGTCTGCAAGAAAGCCTTTAGAATCAATAGATCCAAGAGTAGAATCATCAGAGCCAGCTTCTAGTGGAAAATCTATCTCTAAAGATCCTTCGGTTGCAACACCAGGTGGAACCGTAATGACAGGGTTAGCTCCTTCAAAACCAGGTAATTTTGTACCTGGTGGGGAAACTAAAACACAAGGTCCATCAGCCGTATATGCTCCAGATACACTTAAAGATCCTTCAGTTCGTATACCAGCGCCAGGATTGCCAACTCCATCTAGTATTGGATTACCAGTAGATACATCACAAAGACCAACTGCAACTTCTGCAAGAACAGATCGTTCGCCGCCACCTTCTTCTGAAGAAGGAATATCTTCTCCTGTTCCAAATTTTGGTGGAGCATTTGAAGCGTCTGAACATGGAGATGTCGCACCAACTGCTCTTAATGCTTTAAGAGAAAAAGAAGGCAAGCCACCAATTTCTATTGCAAAAAAGATTATTGATTCATTAGAGAAATTATCTGGAGAGAGCCCATTAGTTCTTAAAAGTTATTTAATGAAATATGCAAAAGCAATTAATAAATCAGATCCAAAAACTGCTAATATTTTAATTAGTGTAGCTAATAGAATAGAGGTTTAATATGGTTGAATTAGGCAGCAACTTCTATACTAAATTAGTTCAGATTGCATCTGAACTTGGAATGAAACCAGAAGACATGGTAAATATTATGGTGTCTGAATCTGGATTAAATCCTGCTGCCCATAATAAGAATGGTGACGCATCTGGTCTTATACAATTTATGCCATCAACTTTAAAAGGTATGAAGTTTAATGGTACATCAGAAGATTTAAGAAATATGTCTGGTGAAGAACAATTACCTTTAGTAAAACAATATATTCAAAGTCAAGCTAAAATATATGGCAAGCCATTAGATTCGCCAGCATTATTTTATGTTGCAACTTTTTGGCCAGTTGGTTTGACGTTACCAGGAGTAAGATCTAAAGATCCATCAACTCCAATTGTTGAAGAAAATCCAGAAACATTTACAGAGAATGGAACTGCATATTCATCAAAGTATGGTAAAATGCACATTCGTGCTAGCCAAGAAATTGCTGCTTATAAGGCAAATCCATTATTTCATGGAAGTGTTCCTGGAGCTATTACTTTTGGAGACATGTTACGTCAAGTTGAAAAAAATAAAGGAAGCAAAGCATATGCTAATGCGATGCAAGAATTAACAAAAGCAGGCGCAACACCATCTGCATCTACTCACGAAGTAGAGAATGTAGATGCGCATAGTGAAAATGATTTAGGCGGTATATTGGAAAATTTAATCAATACGGAACTTAAAACCTATGCGTCGTTTAAAAAAAAATACTTGAAACACTTACAAGCTCATAATATTCTATTAAAAGTTGAATCATATGATTACGAGAGTGAATTAGAATTTGCTCGTATTTTATGTACAGCATTAGATGAAGAGTTATTATCAGATTCATTTATACATACTGATGGTACGAATGTTGAGATTCAATGCGATATTTGTGGTCCTAAAGATTTATGTTTTGATTCTGTAAAGCAGTTGACAGAATCAATAGTTGATGCATTTGGAGATGCAACTAAAAAAATTGGCTCAATTTCAGTTAAAACAAAATATTTTATGAATAAAAAGTCATCTTATCAAGAAATTAACTGGAAAAATGCAGATATGGCTTATAGAAAGTTCTTACTTAAATTCATTTAAAGGAAACAATGGCATACTCAGAATCCGATATAAAATCACAAATAGCAGAGATGAATAAGGATAGAACAAAAACATTTGCCGAGTTTATCGCAACTGTTTTTAAAGATCAATTTATTGAAATTTATCTTGGCGATTCATATGAAGAAGTTAGCGTAGAACAAATATCTATGGCATATCCTGCTGTATTTTGTGGCAAAGTAGTTGGAGCATTTAAAGAGTGTTTAATTATTAGCGCAGCTTATGTTGATAAGAAAAATAAAAAACTAAAACTTGGAAATTTACTTTTTATAAGTGAAAGAGCAATTAGAGCATTAAATGAAGTTGATGAAAATGGCATTATAGAAGATATGTTCTTAAGAAGTAGAGAATCAAAAGAAATCAAAGAACATTTTGTAGATGGTGTTCCTGCAGATCATAAGGCAAAATGAATCAATCAATAGACAATATACTAAAGATAGCAAGCGAGTATTATGCTAAAGCTTCTATATTAGAAAAGTTTGCTGTTATTAGGAAATTACCTAATGGCAAATATCGTGTATTGTCTCATAAGGGTAAAAATCTAGGAACGTATAAAACTAAAGATGAAGCAAAAGAGAGATTACAAGATGTAGAATTTTTCAAACATCAAGATCAATCTAATGCTGAAGACCATATTGATTTAACAAAAATAGAAGATTTTTCTTTTTCTGCAACGATGCGTCAATTAAGACAAAATGCAAAGCCAGAACAAGTTATGGAATTTTTAAAGACATACAATGATTGTTTTGAAAATGCAGTAAAAAAGCAATTAGAACAGCCAGAGCATGTTGCATTACAAAATGCATTAATAGATTTTAACAATACCAATAAAATAAAGTTAGATGATAGTTTAGTTAAAAATGCAGCAATTACAGAATTAGGAAATGCTCAGTCGGTTGGAAAATATCTTGCAGATATGATTAAGTTTATTATGATTAGAATCTCTGCTGAAAAAAGACAAAAGGCATTGAATACTGTTAAACATAAAATATATTACTTAAATGAAAGTGATATTTCAAATAAGAATTTACCAGCATCATCAGCAATGGGGCAGTCTATTACTTTGGTTAAGAATGTATTATTTAACCATAATCCAAGATATGTTAGAGAGGTAATTAATAATCTTGTCAGGAATTTGCAATGATTAATAATCTGCATAAAGTAACTGATAATTTATATAGAGGTGCCGCTCCGAGCCCTAAAGATGTTAAATGGCTTAAAGATCATCTTGGAATAAAAAAGATAGTAAGTTTAGACAAAACAGCTGGTGATAGAATATCTAGAGCTTGTAAGCTTTTACAAATAAAACAAGTAATGTTACCATTAGACATTACTAGAAAATCTTTATTAACTCTTGCACATCAAAATTTGCATTATTTATTAGATGAAGGCGGTCCGGTATTTATTCATTGCCATTATGGTAAAGATCGTACAGGATTAGTCGTAGCCATGTATAAGTGTAGGTATATGAATGGTAAGCCTGATGATGTAATAAAAGAGGCTAAATCTTATGGATTTGGTGTAAATGTAGATCCAAAAGTTGTTCATTTATATGAAAAAATAATAAAATCATGTAAACCAGTAAAAGATGAAAACAATGCTGATATAGTTTCAAATACACGCGAAACCAAAACTGATAATCGTAGTGGTATTTTAGACGAGGCAAATCCAAGTTCTTTTGCCCCAGGTCTTGATTCAGCAAGGCGAGATCCAGTAGATTTTGTATATAATCCTATTAATGACCAGTCTCCTACGAGACAAAATTATAAAAAGAATGAGCCAATATCTAAGCATGATAATAGTAGCATTATAGATATCCCGCAAGTTGGGCAATATAATAATGACGCTGGAATTCATGGTGCTGGTCCTGCGGAGCCTGTTGGTGGGTTTATAAATGATTAAAAAAGCATATACAATACAAATGACATATTCTGTTTCAGATGACGAGAAGCGTCAAGCTGAAAGAGTTCTTATGTGTCTTAAAGATGCTAAGAAAAAATTAGAGACTGCATCTTTACATTTGGATATTATGAAAATTCCATTTAAAGATAAGCCTGATATAAAACCATCAGAAATAATGGATGCTAGAGCAGCTATTAGAAGATTTCGAGATAAGTCGGTTGATAATTTTAATTCATTTAAACACTCGGCATTTCAGTGTGTAAATTTGATGCAATCATTTGCATCTGACACACAAACAATTAAACTGATGAAATCATTGATATCGTCAATTGATGATTTAGAATCAAAAGTTAATAAATTTGTAGATTTTTTTGACAAACTTGAAGACAAAGAGTTTTCTAAAAATGTTGTTAAAGCAATGGAAGATATACAAAAACAGTGTGGAAGCATAGAAGAAATCATTGATAATAGAATAAAAGATCATATTGAGAAGAATATTCTAGCATCAAGTTGGGTAGACTCAGTGAGTAAAGAGCTTCAAGTTAAAATAGAAAAGAAGACTCCACTTATATTAGAGCTATTTAATAAAAGACAAGATCAACTTAACGAAGTTCTTTCGAAAAATAAATAACAAATAAACATAATATAAGAAATTATGGGAATAATACTATATAGTAGTAAGTTTCTAAGTGACTTTAGAAAATTATAGTAATAATTCATTATAATAACAGAATGTGTTGTGTTTCTCTTATAAGAGGCAATTATGGCTTTCATAAAGCATAGCGACGGAAAAATAGTATCCGTTTTTGATACAGACGAAGAATTAACTGAAGACCAAAAGAAGTCTGTAAAGAAAATATCACAACAAACAACCCAGCCTGAAAAGGTAGATTCTTCTGATAAAAAGTCAGGGAGATAATTAATGTTTATTAAAATTGGCGAAGTTTTTGAAATTGGCAAGATAGAGGAAACAAATGCCTGTATTCCTGTCGTTAGTCAAGAGATTTTAGATAACTTTAAGAAGTTTGCTGCAAATTTAAAAAAGATTGCACCCAAAGCCGAAGACTTCTTATATTTCTCAGCAGTAATGATGCACGCAGCAGAAGCTGCCGCTCTTAATGATGATGGCACTCCTAGATTAAGTATTAAAGGCGAACCAGTTAAAGTTAGTTGGGATAAAAG